ACTTCTCTAATGGTCCTAACACTGCCTGCCTTGCCATTCCCTTCTCTAGTCCAACAGCGACAGGCTGATACTCATTTACATTCTTGATGATACGCATGGCAGTTTCGTCGATTCCCCAACGACCATATTCTATCTTCTCTACAAACCATGTACCATCATCAGTAGCTTTAACAACACAGATAGCAGATTGGTCTAGTCTCTTGTCAGCAGCAGAGGTAGCGTTATTAACTTCCTTAAAGCCAGCAAGGTCAATAGCGATATACCATGAACCATCAGCAGGTTCTGTTCCATACTTTAACCATTCTTCTTTGAACAACCCAGTACCACTGTTGGTAAAGGATGCTAGAAACTCTTGGTTAAAGTGGAATGTGCTTAATGTCTTCTTTGCTGCTTCAATCTCTTCTGGGTCAATGGTGGGGTTGTCTAGCGTAGTTAAGTGCCAAGACTTCCAATCCTTACTTCGTCCACTCTCACCAGTCTTATACGCATCATAGAACCAATTACGCCCATCAGGGGTACTGATCAACACTGCTTCACCTTTTAAGTCTGCCAATGCTGGTCTTATGATCTTGGTGAACAAGTCTTCCTTAACGAAGGCAGCCTCATCAATAACAGCAAAGTACAACTTTAATCCACGCAATGTATCTGGATTTTCACCAGACCTAATATGTATCTTCCTGCCAGTGACCAGTGTTATGTCCATCTGGTTTACATGGGCCTGCTTAATAACACTCCTGCCTTGCGTTAAAAGAGCATCCCAGGCGATCTGTCTTGCCTGTCCTAGGGTAGGTGCTACATACACCACAGCAGAGCCTTCAGGAGCCTCTAAAGCCTTTGCAAGAAGCATCTTGATAGCAAGGTTACTCTTACCACATCGACGACCAGCAGCAATGACCTTAAACCTTGATTTGTCCTGCCAGACCTCTATCTGCCAAGGAAGCAAAGACCAGTTAAGTTCCACTACTTTGCTCCGAATCTACATCGATAACATCATCACTTGTCTGTATCTGTGGTGCAGTGATGCCTGAGATGTTAATAGTGATTCCTTGTCCACCAGCACTTCCAGGTTCTTTGTTCTCAAAGTAACTGATAGGTAATGCTCTATCTAAAACCATCTTCAAAGCAGCTATCTGAGACGGATGACCATCAGTAAGTGCTAGACGCATAACTTCTTGTAACATCCTGTCAGAGTTAGCAACTAACATCCTTGCACATAACTCTCTTGCAAGTGTGTAGTCACCTTTCGGACGACCACGCTTCCCTGGCTTTAACTTAGCCTCGATGTCTGCTTTTTTAGGTCTCCCTCCCCTTTTCTTGACTGGTTGCACAGGCTTCGTGCTGTCAGTCACAGCGGGGACACTCTTTGAGACAGACAACCCTAAATCAATAGACTGGGTAACTGTCTTAGTATGTTGTTCATCCATTAAAAATTATCTTCTTTAGAAGGTTTTATTCTTAGCACTACTATATTAGTGATAAGTTATATCAACAGTATCTTAATATTAACATCACCGGTCAGATAAGGGTTGCGTTAAAACTTAATTCCGAAGGAATAATCTTCTTCTTTAAAACCTACTTCTTATCTGTTGCTGTGATGTCCTATATTATAGGTGTTTATTGTAGCATATTTTTGTTAAAAAGTCAAGTTATTTCTTTACTACATCGTCCTTCGCAATGCTTGTTATTGGTCAACATTGCTCTTCGCAATGCACAGTTTGCATTATTACCCAGTGCAGCTCAATGTTGTAATGTTATCAACAACTTAGTTAATGCTAACTTGCTTCTTTTTTTCATAGATAATATTGACTTTTTTACTTTTTGTGAATTGAAGTTGGTTCAACAAAATTACCACAACTGATGTTACCCCTCCCCCCGTCAATGTTAGTCAGCACTAACTAACTTAGGACACTTAAGCTGACGATATTATATAAAATTGTATAATGTTATCGATGTTGGTAAGGACTCACTAACATTACATGGTTAGTCAGTGCTAACTAACTTAGCCTGGGTTGACCAGGTTTGTTCCAAAGTTGGCATGAATGTTGCTGTGGGACCACTATAGAACACTATCGATCTGATGCTGGCTTAGCAAAGATTATGCCAATAGTGGTCACTAACTTAGCCTATATCGCTAGGATGGCTTGTAGCTGTCTCTAGGGGTTTCCTCTAGGGTGTAGCAGTGTTGAGTAAAATCAATGAGTTAGATAACCCTACAATCATTGTGGCACGCTTCTTTTACATATACTATATGAGAGGGTCAGTTTTGTGTAATACTCTCACTGTCGTTACAATCAATCACAACTAAGGAAACATCATGACCACACAAGTTATTAACTTCGCATTACCACCGTCACGCATTAGCAAGGTTAAGAATGCCAAGCTTATCGCTGGTAGTCTAGGCAAACCCTCTAAAATGCCGGGGCTGTCATACGGTATCTCTGCTCTGTCGTGCAATGTCGGGGCAAAGCTGGCAAAGATAGCAGGATCGGTCTGCAATGGCTGCTATGCTCTCAAAGCTAACTACTCATACCCTAGCGTTCGAAAGGCTCATATACAGCGCTATAACGGCCTGACAAGCATTTCATGGGTGGATAGTATGGTTACACTAATCGGTAAGGCTAACACTGATTACTTTCGCTGGCATGACTCAGGCGATCTACAGTCGTTCCAGCACCTGCTCGATATCGTTCGTATTGCCGATCGTTTGCCTAATGTGCAATTCTGGCTGCCTACACGTGAAAAGTCTTTAGTCAATAAGTACACTGCAGCTTTTGGTGATTTTCCTAGTAACCTAGTAGTCCGTGTTAGCGCTGCTATGGTAGACGCTAAGGCTCCAGAGGGTTACACTAACACTTCCACAGTTCATACCGATAACCTTATTGACGGCATAGAGTGTAAGGCGTATCTTAATAAGAATAAATGCGGTGACTGTCGTATCTGTTGGGATAAGTCTGTTAAAAATGTTTCCTATCGTTTACACTAAGAAAGGACTAAACAATGAAAGAGCAAGATATTCTATTTGAGAATCCTACGCATTGGGTTTATGACGCAGGCATTAAAGGTTTTGAGGTATATCGTAACACTATCACCCACTCTGTGAGAGTAGCTATCATAGGCCGTAATCTAGGCCTTGAAAGGGCTATTACTGAGGCCAATAATCGTCATGAAAGGACTAAACAATGAAACGTAACAATCAATTCTACGAAGACCCTATTGACCAATGGTTCGACGATGCAATGAATCACCCTGTCTATGCAGTGATTTTGTGCATTTTAGGTGCTATTGGCTTCTATGGTCTTATCTGGTTTATGCTTGCTGCTGGTGTTTTACTTGATCTTTAGGGGTGAAAATGAATAATCATATCTACAAACGTGATAGTGAGGAGTACGGTATCTCTGTCAGTGTGTCTAAAACTGATAAAGGCTTCCGTGTGATCTTTATCGATACCGATTCTGATAATGTCATTGAGAATCGTACTTATAAAGACGAAGTTTCTGCTGTGTCTTATGCTTCTACTTTAATTAATCACTAACCTTTAGGAGAATTTACTATGCGTAGGAATCTTACTACCACAATAAAAGAGTTTCGCAATGGTAACTGTGTCGTATTCTCAAAAGATCCTTGCTTTTACATTGTCAAGGTTTATATCAAAAACGAGCTTTATGATCGAGTGTCTTGTGATGAATATAGAAACGCTAGGCATTACTATAAAGCCTTTAGTGCCATTGCGAAGAATTACAAAGATTTTGCTTAACCTTAACCTCTAGGAGAATTTAACCATGTTGATCGTTTATAAACTTATGTCTCTCGTTGTCTTCCTTATGTCTGCACTGTCTCTGGTTTACATCAACACCTTTAACCTGTTTAGTGCAGCTCAGGCAATTGTACTCAGTGCAGGCTTTGTCGTGTCTTTAGTCTATGGCATTATCGGATCAGTGAGGACAAAATGATCGCAGAGATAACTTTGAGTAGTATCGTGTCCATCGTCATTAGCAAAGATAAAGGCGATGATAACCAGTCTTTCAGAGTGATTACACTGGTAGACAAAGAAGGCAAAGAACATACTATTAACGTGTTTGGTGTCTTTGGTGGTGAATTACCTGTAAGCCTATAGAATCGTTTTCACGGCCTTGTCTATGCTATCCAATGGGGTAGCATAGGCTAGGCCGATGGAAGCCTTTCTAGGCCGTTTTAGACCTATTACTGAGGATTTTAGATTCTATGATGCATTACAAAGGTTACTTTATCCATTACGGCAGCACTGGTGCAGTGTTTGTCACTAATAAACGACACGAAACTATTTTAGTGTGCAACAGTGTGAAATCTGCTAAAATGAGGATTACTAAGTTAACAGAAAGGTAGGGACGCAAAATTAGATGCTTATCTTGTGACGGTATACTGTCTGACTATGAATCTTCTAGAAAGTCCATATTTAGCGGTGAATACATACAAATGTGTAGTTTGTGTTTTAAAGACATCAAAGGTGATTGTCTAGCTATTGGCAATACCTCACTGATGGAAGAGGACGAAACACACACTGAGGACTATGAGGACGATATAAACGATCTTTCAGATTATGATGATTACTGGGAGGAAAGATGACTTACAACGGAAGATGTATCTTTGGCATGGTTCTTGCTAATGTAATAACATTACTAATGTTACTGATGATACTTATGTTACTAACAGTAGTATCATTGCCTAAAGTAATTAATAAACAACATACAATGTATTATAACTATTATGATAACTTAGTTACTGATGTTAACTTAGTTAACGATAGTAACTCAGTTAAGAAAGGTAAAGAATGAATTATAGTCAATTGTCTACTAACACGAGTGAAAGATGTTTTTATTTTGCTATTGGTGACCTTGCAACATTGATAGAACAAAAAGAAACCGATGTTCTGTCTATTCTCAAGGTGCTGTCCTCCAGCTTGCGACAATGTGACCAAAGACAGCGTGAAGACATCGAAACTGCCATGTCTGTCCTCTTAGCACGAAAGGCCGAAGATGCTTACTATGACCAAAAAAGAATCTAAGTTTTTAAAGCATATACCTTGTAGTGTCTGTGGGTCTTCTGATGCGAATTCTCTATACGATGATGGACATCAGTACTGCTTTAACTGTGAAACCTTCGTAGAAGGCTCTATAGAGGCTCCAAAGCCTTTGGTGATACCACGACTAGTACCGAAGGCAACAAAGCCCACTGAGAGCGTTTTAGAGCCATTGCTGGGCATTCCTGATCGTGGCATTACTACCGACACTTGCCGACACTACCAAGTCAAGGGTGATTCTGACAAGCATTACTACCCTTATTGCAACGATGTCTATAAGGTTCGTAATGTCAAGGAAAAACAATTCCATTGGCAAGGCAAGCCTGAGTTGCCACTGTTTGGCATGGACAGGTTCACCAGTGGAGGCAAGGCAGTAACCATTGTAGAAGGTGAATTAGACGCACTGGCAGGCTTTCAGATGCTTGGCAGTAAGTATCCTGTTGTATCTATTCGATCTGGAGCTAGTGGTGCTTTGAAGGATTGCAAGGCAGCGTATGAGTATTTAGATGGGTTCGATAGCATTGTGATTTGCTTTGATGCCGACGAACCTGGACAAAAAGCAGCACAATCCGTTGCTGAGCTTTTCGGCGCTAAGGCTAAGGTATTCAAGCACAAGGCAGACATGAAAGATGCCTGTGACTACCTTAAGGCCAATGATGCTGCTACCTTTGTAAGCCTGTGGTGGAAGTCTGAACAATATGTACCTGACGGTATCGTCAAAGGCACTGACTTGCACGACATGGTGATGGCTCCATTGGCAAAGTCAATTGCAGATTATCCTTATGATGCGTTGAACAAGACCACTGGTGGTATCAGAGGCCAAGAGTTAATTGTGATTACTGCTGGATCTGGTCTTGGTAAGTCACAATTCTTAAGAGAGATTATCTACAGGCTTTTGAATACAACATCTGACAACATCGGCTTAATGTTCCTAGAAGAATCAGTAAGGAAAACTGCATTGTCTCTTATGTCGTTGGCAGCGAATAAACCTTTACATTTGGCAGAGGTTGATGCTACCATCGAAGAGAAGGAACTAGCATATAAGCGTACTGTTGGCACTGGTCGTATGTTCCTGTACGATTCTTTCGGTAGCAATTCCATCGATAACGTCTGCAACCGTGTGCGTTACATGGCAAAGGGGTTAGACTGTAAGTATGTGTTCTTGGATCATATTAGTATCGTTATCTCTGACCAGTCTAACGGTGATGAGCGTAAGTCTATTGATGAGATCATGACAAAACTTCGCATGATCGTGCAAGAGACTGGCATAGCATTGTTTGCAGTATCGCACCTTAAGAGACCAGAGGGTCGTGGTCACGAGGAAGGCGCTGCTACTTCGTTGGCTCAGTTACGTGGCTCTGGCAGCATTGGACAACTTGCTGATATTGTGTTAGGGTTAGAGCGTCATGCACAGGCAGATGACCCTATCGAAAGGAACACCACCAGGATTAGGACAATCAAGAATCGGTATAGCGGCGAGACAGGGCCATCAGGGTCGGTCTTATATGATAAATACACTGGTAGGATGACAGAGATTGTGGATACACTATGAGCTTTTTAATCGGCTTGCTTTCTTTTGTTGCTGTGTTGATAAGGAAATAACAATGGAAGAACTAACACAATTCTTAAAGGATCTTAGCCACCCAGAGCAGTATGGTTGGGCAGTATCGCCAGAGGTGCGCAAGAGAGCATTGATACTACTCTGCAAGATTGACGGTAAGGTATTGGTGACACCGTACACCAAGGCAGTTTTGGACAGTCGTGAAGCAATGAATGAAAGGAATTGATATGACGGATAGATTCGACCTGGAACAGGCAATAATGAATGTGTGGATGGTTAAGGATGATATTGGTACACTGCACTGGCTTTACATTGATGGTCCAGAGGGTCCGATGTCAGATGACCAAGTGTGTAATCACCTGATGGCATTAGAGTATTCCCTAGAGTTAAAGATGCAAAAGTTGTGGGATACTTTCTGTGCGGTAAACAAGATTGATAACCATCGTAAATCTACTGATAGTGAATAGGAACTAAACAATGGGAATGTATAAAGAGCGTATCGAAGAATTCGACTATCTTGACCTCATGGCGTATGATGAAGGCCATGAAGACGAAGAAGATGATGAGGATGAGTCAGAGGAGGATGAAGAATGACCGAACTACGCCAAGCAGCAGAGCAGGCGTTGGAGGCTTTGGAATCTTTGGATTGTGGGGATACTTACAAAACACACAACGCAGCATCAGCACTACGCCAAGCACTAGCACACGAGGCATTGGACAGAATGGTGGCTGAGAATCAGCGACTTGGTTTGTATGAAGACGAGCCAGTAAAGCGTGACAACTTGTCATGGGTTGGGCTTACTGACGACGAACGAGAACACTTCAGAAAACTGGGGTTCGTTGGAGTCTTGGCGGTGGAATCCAAACTAAAGGAGAAGAATAGTGGTTAAAGTATCTGGTGTACCTTACGAAGTAGAATTAGAACTGCCTAATGTTAGCCTTGTCTGGGCAACAGAAGGCATGGAAGGCTACATTGCAGCGATGGCAAGAGTATCCAATCCTGAGAACCAGGACAACCCTGACTATGAAAGATTGATTCGTTACCTAATCAAGCATCAACATTGGTCACCCTTTGAGATGGTTAATGTCTGCATGGAGATTAACTGTACCAGGGATATAGCAAGGCAGATCTTGCGTCATCGCAGCTTTACCTTCCAAGAGTTTTCACAGCGTTACGCTGAGGCACAGCAATGGGATATATCAGAGGCAAGGATGCAAGATAACAAAAACCGTCAGAACAGCCTAGAAACCGCTGACAAGGACACACAACGGTGGTGGCAAGAGGAGCAACAGAAGGTGCTTAAACAGGCTAAAACAGCCTATAGCAACGCCTTGAAGTTAGGGATAGCCAAGGAAGTAGCAAGGAAGGTGTTACCGGAAGGTTTAACAATGTCCAAGATGTATATGAACGGAACCTTGCGCTCTTGGGTTCATTATGTTACACTACGCTCTGGCAACGGTACACAGAAGGAGCATCGACTTATCGCTGAGCAATGTAAAACTATCTTGACAGACTTATGTCCAACAGTTATGAACGCCCTGTAACACCATGCACTAATGAGTGCGATTACGATAAGGAAAAGCAAATATGTCTGACTTGCCTAAGAACAAAAGAGGATCTAACAAAGTGGTCAAAGATGACCAACCAGCAGAGGCTACAAAGGATGAAGGAGTTACAGAGCCTTTTAAGATTGTGAGCATCACTGGTGATCGTAATGGTAATATCATTGGGCTAGGTAATGATGGTAGGGTGTATGCCCACTTTAACGGTGTGTGGACGAAATATGAATGAAAAGGTTAATATTCCTGGACATAGAGACTGACACAAAGCAGTCTGTGATATGGTGCTGTGTAACTAAATGTGATGGTGAGGTGAAGGTATGGAAGGAAGCAGAAAAGTTGAAAGGTTATCTAAAGAAGGACGATGTGTACGTTATGCACAACGGCATTTCGTTCGATGCGTATCACCTGAATCGGCTCTGGAATACGAAGATTCGATTGAGCCAGTGCGTGGATACTCTGATCATGTCAAGACTGCTGAACCCAAACAGAGAAAACGGCCACAGCCTCGCATCATTCGGAAACCAGCTAGGGTTGAGTAAAATTGATTTCAAGGACTATGATGCTGGCCTATCGGATGAAATGATAGAGTACTGCATTAGGGATGTTGAACTACTGGAGAAGGTATATGACAGACTACTCAAAGAAAAACAACAGTACGGATTCTCTGACCGATGTTTTGAAATCGAATATAGAGTTGCTGCACTCATTACAAAACAAGAGCGAAGAGGTTTTAAACTCGATGTGCCTAAATGTATGGTATTACTGGCAGGATTTTCTGACAGAATGGCACGAATCGAGCAAGAGCTTCAGCAGGTATTCCCACCTATCACAACAGAACGATACAGCGAAAAAACAGGAAAACGACTCAAAGACGATGTAGAGGTATTCAACCCTGGTAGTCGACAGCAGATAGCCAAGAGACTTATGTCACTAGGCTGGAAGCCAACAAAGAAGACTGAGAAAGGATCGGTGATAGTCGATGAAGGAACACTTGACGGAGTTAATATTCCAGAAGCTAAACTTATTGCCGAGTACCTTATGCTTCAGAAACGGTACGCTCAAGTTAAATCATGGACTGATGCTGTTGAAGAAGATGGGCGTGTGCGTGGTAAGGTCATCACCAATGGGGCAGTGACAGGTAGGGCTACACATCATAGTCCGAATATGGCACAAATACCAAACATGAACGCTGCTTTTGGTAAAGAATGTAGGGAGGTTTGGATAGTTGAGCCTGGAAATAAATTGGTTGGTATTGATCTTGCTCAGTTAGAACTACGTTGCCTTGCTCACTATATGCAAGATGACGAATACACAAAGGAGTTATTAAGTGGCGACATCCACACAAAAAATCAACAAGCAGCTGGGCTTTCTACACGAAGTCAAGCAAAGACCTTTATCTTTGCCCTATGCTATGGGGCGGGAGCCGAAAAAATCGGTTCTATTGTTGGTGGTACTAAAGAGCAAGGGCAACAACTTATCAATAGGTTTTTGGCGAATACGCCGGCTCTCAAAAAACTTAGAGAAAAAGTTGAACGGGTATCAGCGAAAGGGACATTACCAGGGTTGGATGGTCGTTTGCTTCACATACGATCGCAACACTCAGCGCTCAATACGTTATTACAAAGCGCAGGGGCGTTGGTTAGCAAGCAGTGGATGGTCGAGCTTAAGAAACTTGCAGCAGAGGAAAAGATCGACTATGATCAAGTCGCCTGGATCCACGACGAACTGCAATGTGAAGTTAGAGAAGAGTTTGCTGAACGATTAGGGGAATTGGCAGTACAGGCAGCAAGGAATGTAACCGGTATTTTTAATATGCGTTGTCCTATGGATGCAGAATATAGCATAGGAAATAATTGGGCAGAATCTCATTAAGGATGAACACACTAATGGAAAAACCAATGACAGAAGAGCAGGTCAAACATGGTGTGTTTGTCTATGAAACCCACGAAGGACAACTTATGATCGGTATCTCTGATAACCTTATGAACAGAAAGGAAATAGCCTACAAACTATTGACAGAAGCGTTAGATGTTGTTACACTTGATCTATTGCAAGACAAATTACCAACCAACGTCCACTAATCACGAAAGGATTAATAATGGATACAGCAAAGCCAATCAAGGTTAAAGCAGAAGTAATGTGGTGTTTTCACAACAAACTTAACGAAATGACAAACAAGTACAGTGTTGATCTTTGTAACCTATCTCCAGGAGCGATCAAAGCCATTGAGAGCATGGGTATCGAAGTTCGTACACGCGACGATAAGCCAGAGAAAGGCAACTTCGTTACTTGTAAAAGTTCTATTCCTATTAAAGTATTTGCTGCTGATGGTGAAGATCTATCCAATGTTGCTATTGGAAACGGCAGCAAAGCAGTAGTGTTGCTTTCCTCTTATGAGTGGAAGTACAAGAATAAGAGTGGAGTATCCCCGAGCATCAAGAAGATGGTAATCGAGGAACTTCAATCTTATGATTCACCGGAAGATGACGGTGAAGATGATGATGATGTACTTTAGTTCAAGACAGACAATATTAATCACTGATTGATATCGACAGTCTATACATGAAACCTCGTAAACTTACAGAAAGGATTGATATGTATATCGTAAAAAAGGCAAACAAGCGGCTTACTTCTAAGTTGTTTAAGAGTGGGTTTGCTTCTTATGAACAGGCTCGTAACGCAGTGCGTAAGTATCTGCGTAGTATTGGCCTAGATCGTAACCTCAATACTAATGCCATCAGTATTGTGAAAGCCTAAACATGATAGCCCTCATAGATGCCGATGTTGTGGCGTATCGCATGGCCTTCGGTACAGAAGATGAACCAGAAAAGGTAGCGATTCAGAAGACATCAGAGTTTCTTGAGGATTTGATTTTTACCTACACTGAAGTCGAAGACTGTGAGGGCTATCTAACTGGCAAGAGTAACTTTAGGTTTGACATTGCCAAAACAGCACCATACAAAGGCACTAGAGTAGCAGAGAAGCCTAAGCATTTAGGTATCATTCGGCAGTATATGATTGATGCTTGGGCCTTCTCTGTCCAAGAAGGTCAAGAAGCTGATGACGCTATTGGAATCCGTGCATACGCTCTTGGTGAAGAAGACTATATTATCTGCTCTATCGATAAGGATCTGGATAACTTGAGAGGACATCACTACAACTTTGTCAAGAACATTCGTTACTATGTCACAGAAGACGAAGCAATAAAGAACTTTTATATGCAAGTGCTTACTGGTGACAGGGTTGACAATGTTCCAGGACTGAAAGGTGTTGGTCCTAAGAAAGCAGAAAAGATTCTGTCGGAGGCAAAGACAGAGACGGAGTTATTCAACGCAGTATTAGCGGCGTATGATGATGATATTCACCGCATGACTGAGATGGCACAGTTACTGTGGATACGACGAAAGGAAGGTGAATTGTGGCAGCCACCAACAAGTTAGTCTATATACACTGGGTTGATGCTTGTAGTGTAGACTCTTGGACAACGCTATCAAACATTGCACCAGTACTTATGGAGACTTATACTGTTGGGTATCTAGTGGCAGAAAGCAAAGAAGGTATAGCAATAGCAAGTACCATTAATGAGTCAAATGACGCTTGCTGTATCATTAATATACCAAAGAGATGGATTAAAGCAAAAGGAACACTAAACATTGAAACCAAGCAGCGCAAAAGCAAAGGGCCGAACATTCCAGCAGTGGGTTCGGGATCAGATCATAGCGAAATTCAATCTGGAGACTGATGATGTTAGAAGCGTTTCGATGGGGGCCGGAGGTGAAGACATCCTACTCTCGCCAACAGCAAGAAGCAGATGCCCAATTTCTGTGGAATGCAAGTCAAGGGATAGAATTGCCGTATACGGCTACTATGAGCAAGCGGAAACGAACGCAAAAGGCAAAGGAGAGCCAGTTGTCTTTATTAAGCAAAATCGAGCCAAGCCCCTTGTAGTCGTCGATGCTGAATTCTTTATTACTTTACTTAGCAGAGGATCTAAAGATGCATAAATATACATTGAAGTTTGAAGAGCTTGAGGGTGGTGAGACTGATTGTGGTTATGCAAATAATCGTAGCTTTGTACATACCTTTTTTGTTCATGACGAGGATGTCTGGGATGTACCATTGAAAAGTCTAACTGATTTCCTTGGTGCTATCTACGGCTATGATATTTCTAATCAAATCCATGTAGAGACTATCCTTAACAACGGTATCTTCAAACATATTCCTAAAGACAATGAAATGGCTGAGCGTATTCGTAATGCCTTCAAAGAGTTTGATGAGGAAGACGATCTGAAATGAAACACCTAATCATACCTGATTGTCAAGTCAAGGACGGTGTTCCCCTTGATCATCTGGATTGGATAGGTAACTATATTGTAGCAAAACAGCCTGATGTAATAGTCAACATTGGTGACTTTGCTGATATGCCTTCACTATCTTCGTATGACAAAGGTACAAAGTCATTTGAGGGTAGGCGGTATAAGAAGGATGTTGAAGTTACCAGGGAAGCTATGCAGAGGCTGTTAGCACCGATGAAGGAGTACAATGCAAGAGCAAGACGAAACAAAGATAAACAATATAGACCTAGAATGGTTCTCACGCTTGGAAACCACGAAGCAAGGATCACAAGAGCAATTGAAAGCGATCCTAAACTCGACGGAACTCTTAGCATTGATGATCTCGGATACAAAGAGAGTGGTTGGGAGGTGTTTGATTTCCTTGAACCTGTTATTATTGACGGTGTGGTTTATTGTCATTACCTCGTATCTGGAGTGATGGGACGACCAGTAGGAACAGCATCAGCAATGGTGTCTAAGGTTCACCAGAGTTCTGTGGTAGGACATCAGCAAGGTAGGCAAGTTGCCTATGGTCGTAGGGCTGATGGTAGTAACATCACTTGTATCATCGCTGGATCTTGCTATCTCCATGATGAAGACTACATGGGACATCAAGGTAACAAGCATTGGCGTGGTATACTAATGCTTCATGAAGTCAACGATGGTCACTTCGATGAGATGTTTATTAGTTTAGATTTCTTAAGGAAAAAGTATGACAAGCCTAGGTGAGTTACTAAAAAAGAAGTTATCAGAAGACGCAATCAACCCCGAACACTATAAGATAGGAGGCATAGAAGCAATTGACTACATGAGGGCTAAGAGCAGCAACGAAGAATATCGTGGATACCTACGATTGTCTGCATTGAAGTACCTTAGTAGAGCAGGACACAAAGATGACGCAGTACAGGAATATGAAAAAGCACAATGGTTTATCAATCGGTTGATAGAAGACCATAAGAAAGGATAATATGGCATACACTTTGCGAGATATAATTAGTAAACTTAGTCAGTATGATGAGTTAATGTTATTAGAGATGTTGAACATATCCGCAGAGGAACTGCTAGAGAGATTCATAGACAAAGTTGAAGATCGTTTCGAACTATTAGAAAAGGAATTACATGACTAAGATGGACACCTACTCGCAATTCATTAGTAAATCACGATACAGTCGTTACCTTCCAGAGAAGCGCCGGCGTGAGAACTGGAATGAGACTGTTGCACGGTATTTTAACTTCATGGAAGATCATCTGCTTAAGAACAACAACTATGCTCTTACGCGTGACCTTCGTAACGAACTAGAACAAGCAGTAGTAAACCTGGATGTAATGCCTTCTATGAGGGCTATTATGACCGCTGGTAAGGCTCTTGAGCGTGATAACACAGCAGGGTACAACTGTAGTTATCTGCCCATTGATGACCCTAAAGCATTTGATGAGGCTATGTACATCCTGCTCTGTGGAACTGGAGTAGGTTTCTCCGTGGAGCAACGATATGTTAATCAGTTACCTGAAGTCCCTGAGCAGTTGTTTGATAGTCAGACTACTATCGTTGTTGCCGACTCCAAAGAAGGATGGGCAAAGGCTTTACGTCAGTTGGTGGCTCTTCTATATTCTGGTGAGATTGCAAAATGGGATCTATCCAAAGTACGTCCAGCGGGCCAAAGACTTAAAACTTTTGGTGGACGAGCCAGTGGACCAGGACCGCTTGAGGAACTATTTAAATTCTCAATATCCAAGTTCAAAGGTGCGGCTGGTCGTCGTCTCTCATCAATCGAGTGCCATGATATTCTCTGCAAGATCGGCGAAGTTGTTGTCGTTGGTGGTGTTCGCCGTTCAGCAATGATTTCCTTGTCTGACTTGCAAGACGATAAGATGCGTAATTCTAAGTCAGGCTCATGGTGGGAACAGAATGGTCAACGAGCCTTGGCTAACAACTCTGCTACCTATGAGCAGAAGCCTGATACATCACAGTTCCTCCATGAGTGGACTAGCCTGTATGATAGCCACAGTGGTGAGCGTGGTATCTTCAGTCGTGAAGCATCAGTAAAGCAAGCAGCTAAGAATGGTCGTCGTGATCCTAACTATGAGTTTGGTACTAACCCATGTTCAGAAATCATCCTTCGTCCTTACCAGTTCTGTAATCTAACTGAGGTTGTTGTTCGTGCTGATGATACTGTAGATACACTGAAGAAGAAGGTGCGTGTTGCTACTATCCTTGGTACATTCCAGGCTACATTGACGCACTTCCCTTACCTTCGTAAGATATGGCAGAAGAACACTGAAGAAGAGCGTTTGCTTGGTGTATCTTTGACTGGTATTCTGGATAACAAAATGATGGGGGAAGTTAGTGACGCAACTGCGAAGAATCTTGAACAACTACGACAAGTCGCCGTGGACACCAATCTTCAGTTTAGCATTGATATCGGCATTCCTCAGTCAGCTGCTATCACTTGTGTTAAACCTAGTGGTACTGTGTCTCAGCTTGTTGACTCTGCCTCTGGTATTCATACTCGACATAGCCCTTATTATATTCGTCGTGTTCGTGGCGATAAAAAGGACCCTCTGTCGGCTTTTATGATTAACGCTGGTATCCCTGCTGAAGACTGTGTTATGCGTCCTGAGTCAA